CATGATATATTCCGTAGATGGTATGTAGATGGTCGTTTGTATTATCATAAGATTATTGATGAAGCAAATCCAGGGAATGGTATTGTAGAATTGCGTTCAGTAGATCCAACAAAGATCCGCAAAGTTCGTGAATTGAAAAAGGAAAAAGATCCTAAGACCGGCGCTGAAATCATCGTAGGTTCTAGTGAGTACTTTATTTTTCAGAATGATTCATTGGGAACAAAGGCCCAAGGATTAAAGATTGCATCTGATGCGATTACTTACGTTACCTCTGGACTATTAGATCCAAGTCGTAAGAAAATCTTATCACACTTACATAAAGCTTTGAAGCCAGTTAATCAGCTTCGAATGATGGAAGATTCATTAGTAATCTATCGTCTTGCACGTGCGCCTGAACGTCGTATCTTTTATATTGACGTAGGCAACCTTCCAAAGGGTAAAGCAGAAGAATATCTTCGCAATATCATGGCTAAATATCGTAACAAAATGGTTTACGATGCTGAAACCGGTGATATGAAAGATGACAAGAAGCATATGTCAATGCTCGAAGACTTCTGGTTGCCACGCCGTGAAGGTGGTCGTGGTACTGAGATTTCTACTCTACCAGGTGGTGAAAACCTTGGTCAGATTGATGACATCGAGTACTTCCGCCGTAAGGTATATAAGTCTCTTAATGTACCAAGTGGTCGTTTAGAGCAAGAGCAACAGTTCAACCTTGGTCGATCTACAGAGATCTCACGAGATGAACTTAAGTTTCAAAAGTTTATTAATAGATTGCGTAAGAAATTCTCTGCGTTATTCATTGATATTCTAAAGACTCAACTCATTCTTAAAAAGATTGTTACTTCTGAAGAATGGGAAGATATGCGGTCTGATATCGCTGTCGACTTCTTGAAGGATAATCACTTCTCTGAGTTAAAAGACGCTGAGTTGTTAAGAGAACGTTTAGGTACACTACGCGAAATTGATGAGTATGCAGGTCGTTACTATTCTGTTGAATGGATTCGTAAGAATGTGTTAATGCAGAATGACGATGACATTGAAGAGATTATTAAGCAGATTGATACCGAAGGTATGAATGATGCTGATGAAGAAGTGTAAAAGCGAACTTGTATAAATAAACGAAAGGTGAAGAACATGTCAAATGTAAATGAATTAATTAATGCATTAAATAGTGATAGTAATAACGAAGCTAATAATGCTTTTGCTGCGCTTATGCAAGATAAAATTAATGGAGCAATGGATGATCGTAAGATTGCTATTGCTCAGGGTATGACAGGTACCTCGGTAGAAACAGAGGATGAAGAACTCAATGATGAAGTTCAATGAATTTAGGTTACAACCAGTATCTGAAGCTACTAAAAAGTTTAAAGTAGGTAAAGGTAAATATTCCGCTGAAATTAAATCTAAAGGATCTAAGTTTGTTGCATCAATTGATGGACAAGATTTGGATACCTTTAAAACAGAAAAAGAAGCTGAACAAGCTATTAAAGATTTTACTAAGTTGATGGGGAAATAAATGGCTGAGATCAAGCCTTTATCTGCAGAAATAGCATCTCCAACAACTACAGCTACAGCTTCTACGGTCAGCAATGGCGTTAATGTAAGAGTTATAAATACTACGTCTACTGCACATTTAGTAACTATTGTAACAGCAGCTAATGGAGATGTCGTAGGTAGTATGACTATTATGTCTGATGAGCATGTTGTGATTAATAAGAAAAAGACTGAAGCAATATTTGCAGCTAATGTTGGTGTTAAATTGGTTAAGTTAAAAGTACCAAGAGGTTGATAACATGAAGTTAATTACAGAACATTTGGATAGCAGTTTAGAATATATATCTGAAGCTAACGGTAAAGGCGAACGGACCGCAACTATCCAAGGTATCTTCATGCAGGCAGAGGGTAAGAATCGCAATGGTCGGATTTACCCTAAAGCAATTTTAGAAAAAGCAGTGAGTAAATACTCTGCTGAACAAGTTTCCAAAGGTAGGGCAGTAGGTGAATTGAATCACCCTGAAGGTCCTACCGTTAATTTGGACAAAGTATCGCATCGTATTACCGAGCTCACTTGGGACGGTAATAATGTGATGGGTAAAGCGCTAATATTGAATACCCCTATGGGTCAGATTGTAAAAGGTTTGATGGAAGGTGGTGTTCAGCTTGGTGTTTCGAGTCGTGGTATGGGAAGTCTTGTGCGACGTAACGGTGTTAATATGGTTGGTGAGGATTTTATCCTTTCAACAATAGACATCGTACAAGATCCTTCAGCTCCTGAAGCCTTTGTTAATGGCATCATGGAAGGAGTTGATTGGGTTTGGGATAATGGTATCCTTAAAGCGCAAGAAATTGAACAGTACGAGACTGAGATCAAAGAAGCTAAATCATCAGATATGTCTAATGTCCAGATGAAGGTTTTCAAAGATTTCCTCTCAAAACTTTAACTCAATAGGAGTAATAAAATGTCTAAGATTGAACTAGACGAAGCACTCCAAGATGAGACCCTTGAGAACGTTGAAGTTTCTGATGGGGATCACCTGGACGAGGCAAAAGTCGCACCTGAAGTTGATGGTGAAAAGGCAGCTGATGAAGCTGGAGCAGAGATTAAGAAATCTGCACCTAAGCAAGCAACAGCACCTAAGACTAAAGCCGGCATGGTTAACGCCATGTATGACAAAATGTCTAAGATGAAAAAAGAAGAGCTAACAGCTGCTTACAATAGTATGCATACTGAAGGCGTTGAATCTGATGTTGCTGATACAGTAGCTGAAGGTCACTTCGAGCAAGATTTGGACGCACTAGTCGAATCTGAAGCAACATTGTCTGAAGGATTTAAAGGTAAAGCTGCAGTTATTTTTGAAGCAGCACTTAAATCTAAACTTTCTGAAAGCATTGAGCGATTGGAAGGTGACTACGCAGACGAACTAGCTGAAGAGACTAGCCGTATTCAATCTGAATTGGTCGAAAAAGTCGATGGCTATCTCAACTACGTTGTTGAAAGCTGGATGGAAGATAACAAGATTGCAGTAGAAAACGGTCTACGTACCGAAGTTGCTGAAAGCTTTATGACAGCTTTGCACGGTGTATTCACTGAGCATTATGTTGAAGTACCTGAAGGCAAAGTCGACTTAGTCGATGATCTTGCTACTAAGGTAGACAACTTAGAAGAAGCTATCAATGTTTCTGAGCAGAAGAATATTGCTTTAGCAGGGGAAGTTAATACACTTACTCGCTTTGCTATCGTACGTGAATCTGCATTCGGCCTTAGCGAAGCACAAGCTGAAAAGCTTAAGTCTCTTGTTGAAGATGTTACTTATGAATCTGCTGATGCATTCACTGCAAAAGTTGATACTATCAAAGAAACATATTTCAAAGAAACTAAGATCGTAAGTGAAGAAACTGAATTACATGACCACGCTGAAGATGAAGTATCTGCGTCGCCACGTATGCAAAGTTATCTAAACGCCCTTAAACAACAAACTACCTAATCACATATACGGAGTAAACAAAAATGTTTAACGCTGATAAAAATCTTATGGAAAAATGGGCTCCTATCATGGAATCCACAGACGCGCCTGCATTTAAAGATGCACATCGCAAAGCTGTAACTGCAGTAATGTTAGAAAACACAGAAAAAGCCCTCGCTGAACAGCGCGGTCATGAATCTTACAGCTTGACTGAAGCTGCACCTGTTAACGCAACTGGTTCTGGTGTTGATAACTGGGATCCAATCTTGATCTCATTAGTTCGTCGTTCAATGCCTAACTTGATGGCCTATGACATTGCTGGTGTACAGCCAATGACTGGACCAACTGGTTTGATCTTCGCAATGAAGTCGAAGTATTCTACACAAGCTGGTACTGAAGCATTATTCGCTGAAGCTGATACTGCATTCTCTGGTGCCGCTTCTGGTGACCTTGGTTCAGCTGACGCTGGCAACAACGATCCTTTTGCTGGCGATGACGCAGCTTCTGGTGGTTCTGTTGGTAACGACTCTGACACAATTGCTGAGTACGCTCCTGGTACTGGTATGGCTACAGCAACTGCTGAAGCTTTAGGCGATTCAGGTTCTAACGCATTCCCTGAAATGGCATTCTCAATCGAAAAAGCTACAGTGACTGCAAAGTCTCGTGCTTTGAAAGCTGAGTACACCATGGAATTAGCTCAAGACCTTAAAGCTGTTCACGGCCTTGATGCTGAAGCAGAACTTGCAAACATCTTGTCTGCAGAAATTCTTGCTGAAATCAACCGCGAAGTTATCCGTACTGTTAACATGAAAGCTAAGCTTGGTGCTCAACAGACTGATTTAACAACTGCTGGTACATTCGATCTTGACACTGACGCCGATGGCCGTTGGTCAGTAGAGAAGTACAAAGGTTTGTTAGTACAAATTCAACGTGAAGCTAACCAAATTGCTAAAGACACTCGTCGCGGTAAGGGTAACTTCTTGATCTGTTCTTCAGATGTTGCTGCTGCACTATCTGCTTCTGGTATGCTTGACTACACTCCTGCTCTTTCGCAGAATGCTAGCTTGAACATCGATGACGCTGGTAATACTTTTGCTGGTACCTTGGCTGGTGGCATGAAAGTTTATATCGATCCATACGCTGCCGTTAACTACGTTAACATCGGCTACAAAGGCCAGAACGCCTATGACGCAGGTATCTTCTACTGCCCATATGTTCCTTTGACCATGGTTCGTGCAGTTGGTGAGAATTCTTTCCAACCTAAGATCGGCTTCAAGACTCGTTACGGTATGGTTGCTAACCCATTCGTTGGTTCAACTGCTGGTAATGACACTGGTGCAGATCGTGGTAACCAGTACTACCGCATCTTCAAAGTTACCAACATCTTGGGCGAAGGTTAATTCCTTCTCCTTAGTTTAGAGTAACAAAGGGGCAGCCGAAAGGTTGCCCTTTTTTTTGGTTATAAATAATGGTATAAGGAGCACACTATAATGCCATATCAAGCTAACATTAATTTTAATGAACAATCAACATCTACTTTAGTAGAGAACTTGTCGTTCATTACGCCTTCTGGATTTAGGCTTGTGATTGACTCACAGAAATATCCTAACGCACAATACATGGTTCAAACAATAGCATTGCCAGATATGAGTATATCTCCTGCAGTGTTTAATACGCCTAAGCGTAATATTGGTTTAGCACCTGATAAGATAGAATACAATCCTTTTGATCTAACATTTCTAGTAGATGAAAAGATGACTAACTATAAAGAGATTCACGATTGGATTCTTGGAATGGTTACAGAAGACGACTATGGTGTACGTAAGCAACGTGATGTAACATTGCAAGTCTTAAACAGCCACAACAACGTGACAAATGAAATTCAGTTTGTTGATGCATTCCCTATTAATCTTAGTTCATTACCATTTGATGCAACTACTACTAACATTGAATATTTAACAGCTGCAGTGACATTTCAATACTCATACTTTAAATTTAAGACAGTTTAAAACGTATATAAATATTTGCAATACTATATGAATAAAGGTGATAATTATGCTCAATATTGAGAACATCCTAGCTATGTGGAAAGAAGACTCTAAGATAGACGAGCTTCGGCTGGATCAAGCTTCTATTGATTCAGCTAAACTGCATGCTAAATATCTAGAACTCCTCACAACAACAAAACTCCAATTAAAACGTAAAGATATGGAATTCAAAGTCCTTCTAAAACAGAAGTGGCTATGGTATAATGGTAAGCTCACGAAAGATCAGATAGACGATCTTGGATGGGAGTATGATGCATTGAATGGTCTAAAGGTTATGAAAGGCGAAATGTCTTATTATTATGATTCTGATCCACATATTCAAGAGATGGATGCACGAGTAGAGTATATAAAAGTATTAAAAGAAACACTTGAAGAAATCATACAGAACATTAGATGGAGACACTCCAGCATCAAAAACGCTATTGATTGGAGGAAGTTTGAGTCGGGTAGCTAACCAACAAGGACGATGAGCTATGAGTGAAGTGATAAGAATTAAGAAAAAGAATCATGCATACTGTACAGTGTCTGCTGATCCTGGTATCATGAATGAGATAAGTGACTTCTTTACGTTTTTTGTTCCTGGATATAAATTTATGCCAGCTTATAAGAACAAGATTTGGGACGGCAAGATACGTTTATTTGACGTAAGAACAGGTGATCTACCTGGAGGTCTATTCGCTTACGTAGAAGAATTTGCAGCAATAGAAGGTCGTGACTATCATATTGAAGTAGAGCATGATGCATATTATGGAGTGCCAAGTACAAATTCAGTAATAGATATGGATTGGGTCAAAGAGCTTACTCTATCATCTAATGGCACTGCAATCGAACCTCGTGATTATCAGTTAGATGCAGTATCACATGCATTGACAAAGAAACGTGCTTTGCTTATATCACCTACTGCATCTGGTAAGTCTCTTATCATTTACTTAATACTACGCTGGTGGCTTGAAAGATATGATAAAAGAGTATTAATCATTGTACCTACAACATCTCTCGTACAACAAATGTATTCTGACTTTGGTGACTATAGCCAATTCGATGATACGTTTAATCATGAAGAGAATATTCATAGGATTTACTCTGGTCGTCCTAAGTTCGCAGAGAAAGAACGTATCATAGTATCTACATGGCAAAGCATTTATAAGCTAGGTCCAGAATGGTTTAGTCAGTTTGGTGCAGTGTTTGGTGATGAAGCGCACAACTTTAAAGCTAAGTCTCTCATATCAATACTATCTAAAATGCGTGATGCTGAATATAGATTTGGTACGACTGGCACATTAGACGGAACACAGACTCATAAGCTAGTTCTTGAAGGACACTTCGGACCAGCACATTATGTGACTACAACTAAGAAGCTAATGGATGCAGGTTCTTTGTCTGAGTTAGAAATCTCTATGATCCTACTCAAGTATCCAGATGATATACGTAAAGCATGGGGCAAGAAGAAGTATCAAGAAGAGATGGATTATATTGTCTCATACCAGAAGCGTAATCAATTCATAACTAATTTAGCACTGGATCAAGACGGTAATACTCTTGTTTTATTTCAATATGTAGAGAAGCATGGTAAGCCTCTATATAATATGATTAAAGATAAGGCACACGCACGTAGACAGATATTCTATGTGTCAGGAGAGACTGGTGCAGACGTACGTGAAGATATAAGAAAGATAACTGAGACACAGAAGAATGCAATCATTGTAGCATCACTCGGCACATTTAGTACTGGTGTTAATATAAGGAACCTACATAACGTAGTATTTGCAAGCCCTTCTAAGTCTCAGATTAAAGTGTTGCAATCTATTGGACGTGGTCTACGTAAGTCTGATAATGGTCAAGCAACTAAGTTATTCGATCTAGCTGATGATTTGCATTGGAAGGGTCGTAAGAACTATACGCTATTACATGCAGCAGAGCGCATGAAGATCTATGGTAAAGAGAAGTTCATATTCAAAGTATTTGAAGTTGATATATAGAGTACACATTATTAAAAGGTGAAGAATTATGGAAGATAAAGTATTAGATCAATTGAAGATAAGCCATATTAAATTCACTAATGGTGATGAAATTGTTGCATTGATAAGAAACATAGATGCTAGGCACACTAACATGATTGTTGAGATGCCGTTAGCTATCAATACAATGCATAGCGGAGAAGAAAGAGAGACGTTTTACTTTACTGAATGGATGCCGATGTCTGGTTATGAGATACATATTAATATGTCTACAATCATCACTCATTCAGAATGTACTGACTCATTTAAAGAGCATTATGTACGTACTGCATTAAGCTTTAAAGAAAGACCCTCTACTAGCTTTACAAGTGAATGGCCAGATGATGAAGATGATGATATTGATTATGAAGAAGATGTACAAGCTAATATTAATAAGACAATGCATTAATAAGGGGTACTCTACCCCTCAGCTGAATACTCTTCTATTATACACTGTTTTAGCTTAAATGTACACGGCTAAACGTAAATAAAGTAAATTAAAAAATAAGTGTACATTTCCTTAGAATCGTGTTATAATAGTTCTATAATGCGATAAAATATACTAGGAGTATATGATGATCAAAACCAAACCAAAGAACAAACCTCATTACGTTAACAACAGAGAGTTTTCATTTTCTGTAGTTGATTATGTGAAGCTAGTCAATCAAGCTCAAGAAGCAGAAGTTAAGTTGCCTGTAGTTCCAGACTATATTGCTACATGCTTTCTTAAGATCTCTGAAGGTTTATCTCACAAGTCTAACTTCATTCGTTATACCTATCGTGAAGAGATGGTAATGGATGGTGTTGAGAACTGTCTCAAAGCAATTACAAACTACAATATTGAAGCAGCTACACGTACTGGTAATCCTAATGCGTTTGCATACTTCACACAGATATGCTTCTATGCATTCTTGCGGCGTATCGCTAAAGAGAAGAAGCAACAAGACATCAAATTCAAATGGATTGAAAAAGCAGGTGTTGAAGACTTCTTATCTTATGGTGATGCTGATACTGGTGGAGATAATGGTGGCAGTGAACGTGCCTTTGTTGAAGAGTTAAGATCTCGCATCGATAAGATTCGTGATACTGACAACTCAGTAAAAGAGTTTGCAGCACAAGAGAAAGTTGCGGCTAAAGAGCGTAAAGCTAAAGGCCTTGAAATGTTCATGGGAGAATAACCATGAGGCTTACATTACGTGTCTCTGTATGGGGCAATGGTATAGTAGGTGGAACTTATGCTGACTATCTAGAAGAAAACGGATTTGATGTTAGGAGAATAGATCCAGGTCTGGGTTTATTACCAACTGATGACGATTACTTGTATCCTTCTATTATATGTGTGTCAGCTCCAACTCTATCAGATGGAACGGTAGATTGTTCTGCTATATCAGAGATAGCTGGTAAAATCTTTGCAGCTAATGAAGAAACTCCAATACTTGTTAAGAGCACTATTCCACCGGATATTGCATATGATTTCAGTTTGATATGGGAATCATTTACCTATTCACCTGAGTTTCTTACTGCTTCTAATGCGTACAGCGATATTAGATCGCAGAAGAACGTTGTTCTAGGTGGAAGGAATACTGATCACTGGGATAAATTCTTTACAGCATTCAATAAGAACATCATTGTTACTGATGCTCGTACTGCATCATTCATGAAGTATAGTATTAACACTTTCCTTGCTACTAAAGTTGCGTTCATGAACGAGCTTGAAAATCAATACGGCGGCGATTGGAATTCACTTAAATTATTGTTAGAATTAGATCCTAGACTTTCTGCATCTCATCTAGATGTGCCAGGTCCTGATGGATCAGTAGGGTTTGGAGGAGGATGCTTTCCTAAAGATGTAAAAGCATTCATAAGCTTTGCTAAGATTCGTTCGTATAACACTCAACTTACTATCTTAGAACAAGCGTATAAGTCTAATTTAAAGAGAAGATTATAATGCATATATTAGTTACTGGCCATGAAGGTTATGTAGGAAGTCATTTGCTTAAAGCTCTATCTGAGAAAGGTTATGTTACTAGCTTCTTTGATGGTGAACTGCTTAATATTGAATGGGAAACTCTATCTAAGAGATACGATTTTGTAATACACCTTGCAGGTCTTGCTGGTGTTCGTAGGTCTTTTACAGAACCTCATGAGTATTATGAAAACAATGTTGAATTGTCACGCCGCATCTTTAAGTATTGTGAGCGTACTGATACTAAGATAATGTATGCATCTTCATCTAATGCACACGAATGGTGGTTAAATCCTTATGCCACTACTAAGAAAATGTTAGAAGAAATGGCTTCTATGCTAACTGTTAAACATATTGGCATGAAGTTCCATACTGTCTGGCCAGGTAGAGATGATATGTTGTACAAACGGTTACAACGAAATGAAGTAGAATATATCAATAAAGATCATTATAGAGACTGGATTCATATTGAAGATTTATGCGATGCACTGTGTACAATCGTAGAAAAGTGTGATATAATGGTACATTCAGTTGTTGACATTGGTACTGGGCATATCACTCCTGTCGATCAAGTTGCTAAGAAGTTTAACTTCAAAGGTGAATGGAGAAAGGGTGAAGCACCAGGTGAACGCATGTCTACGTGCGCAGATGTTGAATACTTGCTAGCATTAGGTTGGACTCCTAAGCATAATATAATGAATGAAGGATAATTTACTTTGAAGGTAGCAATTCTAAATGACACACACTGTGGTGTCAGAAACTCATCAGATATTTTCATTAAGTATCAAGAACGCTTTTACAATGAAGTGTTCTTCCCATACCTAAAAGAGAATAACATAACACAAATCTTGCATCTAGGTGATTACTATGATCATCGTAAGTATGTCAACTTTAAAGCACTAAACTCTAATCGTAAAGTGTTCTTAGATAGACTACGTGAAGATGGTATTCATATGGACATCATACCAGGCAATCATGATGTGTTCTATAAGAATACGAATGAATTGTGTTCTTTGAAAGAGTTACTTGGCCATTACACTTCTAATGTTAATATTGTAATGAAGCCTAAGGTATTAGACTATGATGGATGTGGTATCGCAGTAGTACCATGGATCAATAATGAAAACTACGTAGAATATACAAACTTCATTAAGAACTGTAAAGCTTCTATTCTTGGTGCACACTTAGAGTTAGTTGGCTTTGATATGATGAAAGGCATGCCTAATATGCATGGTATGGGTACTGAATTATTCGAGCGTTTTGAGTTGGTTATGTCAGGGCACTTTCATACTAAGTCAAATCAAGGTAACATTCACTATCTTGGTTCTCAGATGGAATTCACATGGTCTGATGTAGATGATCCTAAGCACTTCCATATATTTGACACTGAAACACGTGAGCTTACACCAGTTAAAAATCCTATCACTATATTTGAAAAAGTAGTGTACGATGATCGTAAAACAGTGTATAATGATTATAACGTAGAAGCTCTGAAGCACAAGTTCGTTAAGGTCGTAGTAGTGAATAAGTCTGAACCATTCTTATTCGATAAGTTCATAGATCGCATTCAAGATGTTGATACACATGAATTGAAGATCGCAGAGACCTTTGATGAGTTTATGGGAGAGAACGTAGATGATGATGCTATCTCAGTAGAAGACACTACACAGCTTCTTGACTCGTATGTTGATGCGGTTGACACAGATTTAGATAAAGATAGGATTAAGAATATGATGCGTGGTTTATATGTGGAAGCACAGAATGAGGAAATCATTTAATGATTACATTCAAATCCGTCTCCTGGCAGAATTTTCTGTCAACGGGCAATGAAGTCACAACTGTCTTATTAAACAAGTCTCCTACTACTTTGATCGTAGGTCAAAATGGTGCTGGTAAGTCTACGTTATTAGATGCATTATCATTCGGCTTGTTTGGTAAACCACATCGTGACATCAATAAACCTCAGCTAGTTAATACTATCAATGGTAAGAATTGTACAGTAGATGTTGAGTTTGATGTAGGTGCACATAGCTTTAAGATCTCACGTGGTATCAAACCTAATAAGTTCGAGATCTATCAGAACGGTAACATGATCAACCAGTCTTCTGCTGCTCGTGATTATCAGAAGTTTCTAGAACAGAATATCTTAAAACTGAATCATAAATCGTTTCATCAGATAGTAGTTCTTGGATCTTCATCATTCATTCCTTTTATGCAACTACCAAGTGGTCATAGACGTGACGTGATTGAAGATCTATTAGACATCAACATCTTCTCTAAGATGAATGGTATCCTTAAGGAACGTAGTGCACGAATCAAAGAACAGATGAAAGACATCAGCTACAATCTTGATCTCTTTAAAGAAAAGATTATGATTCAGAAGAAATACATACGTGATATTACTCAAATGAACGATGATCAGATTCGTTCTAAGAGAGATAGCATGGCGTCGTTTGTTTCTGAGATTAGTGAGATGCAAACTACTAATGGTCAATATAGCCTTGATATTGAAAAGCTTCAAGAAGGATTAAAAGATAGATTGACTACTGCTCACAATAAGAAGCAGTCATTGATGCAATATCAAGCACAGTTTCAACAGCAAATGAAGAGCGTAGTAAAGGATGCTAAGTTCTATGAAAATAATATCATTTGCCCAACATGCACACAAGACATAGATCAGTCAGTAAGAACTGAAAAGCTTGAATTTTCTAAAGGACGTGCCAAAGAATTACAAGAAGGTATGACAAAGGCAGGAGATGAAGGCGTACGATTAGATAGTGCAATAGAAGATCTTAATACGATTTCAGAGCAAATCAGAAAGTTTAGTGACGGTATATCATCTAACAACCGTGACATCACTCGCCTTCAGACTCAGATCAATGGATTAGAAACTGAAATAGTAGGTCTCACCTCACGTGAAGGAGATCTAGGTCAAGCGAATACTACATTAGATGAGCATAACACTGAGCGTGATTCACTATCAGAAAGAAAGCTGACTATGATGGACGAACGTTCATATAACGATGCAGCAGGTGAGATGCTTAAGGATGGAGGTATTAAGACTAAAGTTGTTAAGGAATACCTTCCAGTAATGAATAAATTGATAAATAGCTATTTGCAAGTGTTAGATTTCTTTGTAGCGTTCGATCTAGATGAAAACTTCACTGAAACTATTCGTTCTCGTCATAGAGATACGTTTAACTATGCATCATTCTCTGAGGGTGAAAAGCAACGTATTGACTTAGCTCTGCTATTCACATGGCGACAGATTGCACGTATGAAGAATTCTACATCAACTAACTTGTTGGTATTAGACGAGACATTTGACTCATCTTTAGATCACGACGGAGTTGATAATCTTATGAAGATTCTTGGCACTTTAGATGATGATAGCAACGTATTCGTTATATCGCACAAAGGCGATTTATTAGATGGAAAGTTCAGATCTAAGATTGAATTCACTAAAGAGCATAACTTCTCTAAGATCAAATAGTTATAAGCTTAGATGAAAGTAATCTAATAAAGTTGCATAATTGTATGTACTTCCCCTTTGGTTTATGTTATAATAGTTATATAAATTGATGGAGAGATTACATATTATGCAAGCATCACAAACCACACTAGCTAAACTGCTAGCTAAAGAAAACATAGAAATCCAGCATGGTAACTTTACCACTGCTTGGTTTGATGTTGATCAACGTGTACTTGGTCTACCAGTATGGAAAGATCGAGGCAAAGACGTTTATAGCCTTTTGGTTGGTCACGAGGTTGGTCACGCATTATTCACGCCAGCTGCAGGTTGGCACGAATCAACTACAGATATTCCAGGCATTCCTCGTTCATATGTAAACGTTGTTGAAGACGTTCGCATAGAGAAGCTTGTACAACGTATGTATCCTGGTCTTGTATCAGTGTTTAAGCGTGGTTACAAAACTCTAGTATCTGAAAACTTCTTTGGCACAGAAGATCGAAACCTTGATTCTCTTTCTCTAGTTGATAAAATTAACCTTAAAGCAAAAGCACGCGATCTGATTGATGTTTCTTATTCTGAAGAAGAGCAACCTATTGTTGATATAGTAATGGCTGTTGAAACATGGGATGATGTGATCGAAGCATGTAAAGCCTTATATGAATTTATGAAGCAAGAACAAGAAGATCAACCTAAAGAAGATCAGTCTGTTCCTTCAAGTTTTGACGATGAAGAACCTACTTCTTCTTCTTCTTCT